CTCGGCAAGGTTTGCACCAAACTCGGAAAAGTCCACCTCATTACCGGGAACTATAGTGATCTCCATGCTGCCATCTGATAAAGTAACAGACTCAGGGTCAACAATCTCAATCTCCATTTCGGGGACTTCCATCTCCTCCATGTCAGTGATGCTGTCCTCTAACCCCTGCGGAGCTGCATATACACTTTTTTCAATAGCCATGTGTCACCTTCAATAATACCCGCCTCGGCGCTGTTTAAAATACTGTTGTTCTTCTGGTTCATCGCTAGGTAGCCGTATAAAGCCACCCTGTCTAAAGCGCATCAAAGCCATTACCGTTGAGTCTACAAGGTCATCATTACTCATAAATGGAAATCCTGCAATCTCTTCAACCACTTCTTCTGCCCACCTTGTCTGTGGAACCCAGCAAAGCCCAGATGCCACAATGTCTGCAACGGAATTGAGTCTGGCTAACTTATCACCTGACCCTCTATGTGGTGTGTACTCAGACACTGGTAGACCCATACGCCGCATCTCTTGATACAAGGCTACACCAGAGCTTTTCTTCTCCACAATGAACGCGTCTGGTTCCCAGTCGTTATACTCTTCCATTGCAAGCTGTTTAAGTTCTGGGAACTCTATACGTTGTTTTATGCTATTTAACAATATAATATTGTACGCGGTGGTCTCTTCGTTCAAGAATACCCCCCATGTGGTAAGGGCTGTATAGTCTGCACGGTTATGTCTCTCGGCTGCGGCGTCAAGCGACATGATAATATATTCACAGGATGGTGGCTCATCCTTGGCCCATTCGTTCCACCACTCACGCTTAACAATAGCGGCTTCTTCTGTGGTTGGTTGCTGCTGATACTGCGAGTTCCACTGGAACACAGGCATGGATGCTTTGGTACGCAGTAGCGCTTCTAGGTCAAAGAACTCAGGCCATAGCGGTTTCTGAACTGTCTTCTCTGTCTTCTTATCTAAGACGTCCAGAATGGCTGGGAACTCAACAACTTCATACTGATCAGCACGTTCGTTCTTACCCATGTCACGTACCACACGGCCAGTCAGGTCATCCAGATGCCAACGTGTTTGTATAATAGCCACGCGTCCTTGGGGCATCAGACGTGTACGAGCACCGAAGGTAAACCACTCATAGGCCTTCTCAAAGACCCCAAAGTTCCCGTTGATTACATCTTGTTCAGAATGAGGATCATCAACAAGCAGCAAATCTGCGCCACGCCCAGCCAGAGCAGAACCAATTCCACAAGCATAATACTCCCCTCCCACGTTTGTGTTCCACCGACCCGCCGACTTACTGTCTTGCGCTAGTTTCACTGTGGGGAATATAGACCTGTACACGTCTAAGGCAATCAAGTTACGCACTTTACGACCAAAATCTACCGCTAGGTCTGTAGTGTGAGACACCATCATAACCTTCTTGTCTGGGTTTCTACCTAAGAACCATGCTGGAAAGAAGATAGACACAAGCTGTGATTTGCCGTGGCGTGGTGGGATGTTAACACAAATACGGTCTTTATCCCCCTTCTCAATGTCCATAAGCAGGTTTGCTAGGATGCGGTGGTGCTTACCTACGATAAATTCAGGCATCATACGTTTGCAGAACTCTATCAGATCGTCATATGCACGCTTGTTTTTGGACCTTGTGGAGAGTTCGTCAACCATACGGTCAATCTCTACCACTTCCTCGTCACTAAAAGAGTCAAGATTAGCCAACATGATCTCAATATCGTCTTCGCTAAAGTCAAACCCTTCAGTCATCATCGTCAAACCCAAACTCTTCGTTAATATCTATGTCTTTCTCGTTCACAACCACTGCATCTTCTATTTCTGGCTCTGGATTTACCAGTTTTGCCAGCTTGCCACGCAGTTTCTCCTTGAGATCGTCGGTAGTTTGGTGCGTAATCGTTACTTCGGACTTGTCTGTGAACAATCCTACGTCTGAAATCTTACCCATAAGCTCTAATGCACGCATTCGTACCCTTGGATCAGGGTTTTCTGACTCTATGATGAGCTTGTTTGTTACGAGATTGCGCAGTTGCTTAGAAGATTCCACTACAGAATGGTTAAATTCGTCTATTATAGCTCCTGCCATCTTAACAGATGGGGGTGTTAGCTTCGCTGCTCGCTTGTTAGTGACCTTTCGAGACGTTTTGTCGGGTTCCTGTGCGTACGAAGTGGCTAAAATAGCTGCAACTTCCATGTCAGTGTCGTCTGGAGTGGTGTCTAACCCGTGGTTTTCTAGTTCCGCTACTGTGTTAGCCAGTGCAGAGGTACGTTCAGGTAGGGGAATCTGCTTTGCTTCATCCTCTAAAGGTACACCTAGTTCGGGCGTTAAGTTCAATGTCATATCATTTCGCAGGTAATTAACCGTGTAACGTAATAATAGGGTACAAAAAATTTTTTGGCAAGGGTTTTGAAAAAGGGGTGGGGGGTTTTCAAAAAATACCAATTTATTCGTCCAGATTAGTAATAATAGTAGATGCACAGAGTCACAAATAGCTACGCGGGTGGTGGGGTAGGGGTATGCCTTAGACTATCTACGTTTGCCCTATAGTGGTATTCAATTCTTTTTTGCGCGCTTATCTATATCATAACACGTTAAGACATGGCATAACTATTGCATCGGAACAGAGAATTACCTGTTTGACCGATATATAACTTTCGGGCACCTGCCCGAAAACAAAAGAGAGTGAGTATACTATGACTACTATTAAAACTAAGACGGCTCCGACTGTTACTAAAGTTCAAGAACTTGGCAAAGGTGCGGAGAATATAACCGAGTTCGAGGCTGGTGCAATCTATACAATTAGTAGCGTCGAGGCTGGTGCGGACGATACAATAGCACCGCTAATTGCTTCCATGTTTGAGATGGGTATACGCGGCGAGGATTGGAAAGCGAAACGCGGGTTCAAAACTACTGCGGATATGATTGCCGCGATTGGCGAGGAATTTGCCGCAGAGCACGCGCTAGAATATCAAGAGCGTCTGACATGGTATGGTAAAGCATGTTACAAGCCAACCGAGACGGCTATTATTGACGCGCCGGTGCCTAAGAAAACCGATTTCAAAACCAACGGTGAATATTTGGACGCGAAAGAAACACGCGACAATCTAAATAGTAAGCCAGCGTGGAAGATGAAATTGTTGTCAAAGCGTTTTGATACATTGGCGAAGCGAAAAGGTGAAATCGAAACCACCGAGAAAAAAGGTGCCGACAGTAAAAAGAAAACGGCACTCGAGCAATTAGGCCAGCAAATTCAAAATGCAATCGCTATTATTCAGAGCGACAAGCCAATGCCGGACAGCGCCAATCGAGATGACATGGCAAGTCAACTGCTGAGTTTCCAGCGGGTTCATAAACTACCAACTACCAAGTAACATACTACCACATCGGGCTGGCCTTAATTGGTCAGCCCTTTTTTTTGTGCCCAAAATTTCGATACCAGTAAGCAATTAGCTGTACGTCTTACCTGTTGCGTTATACCACGCCTTGCTGTAGTCTGTTAACACATTGCACCACAATGCCCTACTAGGCCCACTTCGGTGGGTCTTTTTTTATTCGGGCACCTGCCCGAAAGTTTCGATACCAGTAAATGGAGTAGCTCTACGCATGACACGTTATGTCATGTTCCAATCGGTATGACACACTACAGGGTACTAAAATGCAATTCGGGCAACTGCCCGATAGTTTCGATACCAGTAAATGGAGTAGCTCTACGCGTGTAAGCTATTGATAACAAAGAAATGTTCCAAATGTTCAGCGTGTTCCACGAAAAACGGCATTAAGTCATTGATAACAAAGAAATGTTCCAATGTTCCAAGTTTTTAAGTATATATATATTTATTTTATTGGAGAGGGTAAGAGACGGTCTTCTCGCTAAAACCCTTTTTAAAAATCCAGACATATACCTTTGGAACATTTGAACTTTGGAACATTCTTTACATTTCAGACACTTACAGACCCCCACAACGTCACATTATGTCACAAGGCACCAGCTACCACCAACCACCACCAAACTGAATTACTTGACATTCCCCTCCCTATGTGGTAAGATGTTATATGGACGGTAGCCACGAGACGCGCCGCCCCACTTACCTTAACTTAACTTTCGGGCAACTGCCCGAATAACTGGAGAGACACTATGCATACAACAGTAAAGGCTCAAGGGTTCGCTTGGAACCCAACTACCCGCACCCACTCTGACAAAGTGATCTATGAAGCAAAGACGCGTACCGAGGTGAACAACTGGATCGAGCGCAAAGCAGAGCAACTGCAAAACCTGACTATCCTACACGGCAACGAGAAATATATTCTGCATCAACTATTGCAAGAGTACGGTCTTGGCGAAGCCGAGGTGACAACATGAATGAGTGCGTACGTTGTGGGGACACGTTCCCCGTAGGTCGCGCCAAGCTGGGATTACGCACCTGCCTAAAGTGCGGTGAAGTCGCGGCTACTGAGCAAAGACTTGGGTGGTGCATAGCTCCACTGCCCAAGCAAGGCTACACACTAATTTCACGCAAGTCTGACTTGCTACATCTAAACCAGAAAACACGTTAACACACAGGAGGACACAAAAACTCACAACTTGACATTACTTACTACTTGTGATACATTATAGGTAGTGAGTAAACCTATTTCAAAATTAACTTATCTTTCGGGCAGATGCCCGAATATCAAACGGAGGACTAAAACTATGAATGATCTACAACAAGAAAAAGAGGCGATAGTGTACGCATTGCAACACGCGCCAGATGAGGTTCTTGAGATTGCACCAAGCAT